ATTCTCTAACATTTACTTGTGCTTTGGATAGTAATGCTTCAAACCATACTTATCCTCGTTCCACAGATCCAATTAGTAATAGATGGTTGACTATTAGTAATGTAAGTACCAATTGGTTTGAAGTTAATGTTGGTAACTATCCATTTGGTCAGACACCAATTTCAAATTCTAGTGCTCATGCTTTTGTGAGTGCTACTACTAATGGTATCGTGAAAGCAAATGATGCTGTTAAACTTGATAAAGGATCTGTAACATTCACTTGTGCAAAAGATAATAATGCTACTGATCACCCATATCCTAGATTAACTGATCCATCTTACTTTGAATGGTTACCTATTTCAGGAATTACTACTAATACATTTGAAGTTGTAGTAGGTAAGTCTAGTGATACTTCAGCACATACATTTAAATCTGCTGTTGCTAATGGACTTAAGAGACAAACTGGTATAGTTACAGTTAACGTTGGTATATCATCTGATACTACAACTCATAACTTTGTAGCAAATACAAAGATGACACCTACTAATGCTGCATATAACCCAACAACAGGTGTTATGACTATTACTGTTGCTGGTCATGGAATGGCAAATGGTGAGCAAGTAATTATTGATGATAATGCTATTAAATTAAGTTGTGCATATGGTGGTGCATCTGGTACTGCTGCACAGAAGGATTATCCAAGATCATCTGACCCTGCTAGTGGTAAGTGGTTGACTATTTCTAACGTTGCTACAGATACATTTGAAGTTCAAGTTCTAGAATCTACTCCTTCTACAAATACTGATGCTCATTCATTTGTATCTGCTGTTGCTAATAGTATTACAAGAGCTGTTATGAAAACTGGTGGAAATCATGTTCATACATTTGCTAGTGCTAAAACAGGTGCTCTTGTTACGGGTGGAACTTATGCACATGAATTCGTATCAGGAACAAATTCATATACACCTTCTACTGCTGGTTATGTTCCTGCAACTGGAGTTCTTACTTTAACTATTAAGAATCATGGTTTTGAAAATGGAGATGCTATTAAACTTACTGCAAATTCATTAACATTTACATGTAACTATAATAGTGATGGTAACACAACTCAGAAAACCTATCCAAGAGCAAGTGGTGCTGATGGAACTGCTGGTGGAGCAAATAACAATACTGGAGTTGCTGACCCTGCATATGATAATTACCTAGTTATTACTAACGTTACTACAGATACATTTACTGTTAACGTTGGTATTTCTTCAGATACTTCTACACATAACTTTGTTTCTGCTGCTACTAATTGTGTTACTAGAGCAGTATTACAGACAGGTGGAAATTATACACATACATTTGTAAGTTCTATAGCAAATGGTATTAGAAAGCAAGGAACAGCAATTGTTATAGATGCTAATGCATTAACCTTCACATGTGATATTGATGATAATGCTACTCAGCATACATATCCTCGTTCCACAGATCCAGCATACAAGTCTGCATTACCAATTACTAAGTATGATACTAATACATTTACTGTAAATGTTGGTAAATTCATTCCTGGTACTGGAAATACTGTTACTGCTTATGAAAACTTCACACCTACTACTGCAACTTATGATCCTTCAAATGGAAACTTAGTTCTAACTCTTGGTGTTCAACATGGATTAAGTACTTCAGATAAGGTATTGATTGATGATAATTCCTTGAACTTTACTTGTACTATGGATAATAATCAGTCTATTAAGTCTTATCCTCGTGCTGGACATGATACACGTACATCTGGTAAGGAACTTAGTATTACTGCTGCTGATCAGCAGAATGGTACCATCACAGTTAATGTTGGTACTGCTGGCACTAATGCTCAATTTACACCTTCTGCAGCAACTTATGATGCTGAGACTGGTGATATGACCTTAACAATTGGTCAACATGGTATGCAGGTAGGTTCTAATATTGTTCTTGCTAATGATTCATTAACATTCAATTGCACTATGGATGGAGGATCTTCTAATAAGACTTATCCTCGTGCAACAGATCCTTATGGTGCTAGTAAGTCTATACCTATTAAACATGTAGGGCATACACATGCTACAGCAACTAATGCTGTTTATACACCTGCAACTGGTGTTATGGTTATTACTAGTGCTGCTCATGGATACTCTAATGGAGATTATGTACAGATTGTTGAAGGATCATTAACCTTCAGATGTAATCTGGATGGAAATACAACAGATCATGCATATCCTCGTAAGACAGATCCTTTCTATGGTAAATGGTTAGTAATTTCTAATAAAACTACTGATACATTCCAAGTTAATGTAGGTGTTTCTTCAGATACTTCTACTCACGTCTTTAAATCTGCTACAACAAAAGGAATTCGTAAGCAAAGTGGTGTAATTACAGTTAATGTTGGTCAATCCAGAATTAAAGGATTTGATGTTACTGGTGCTGCATTTACTCCTGCATCTGGTCTCCTAGTCTTAACAGTAGGTAGTCATAATCTTTCAGTTGGAACTAGCATCAAGATTGCAAACAATTCACTTGTATTCCGTTGTCTTGCAGATAGTAATGGATCTGATCACTCTTATCCTCGTGCAAATGGTCAAAGTGGTGCAACTGCTGATGATCCAGCATACAACGATGCTGTTGCTATTACTGCAGTAACACCTACAACAATTACAGTTAATGTAGGAACATCTAGTAATACTACTGATCATACTTTCCAAAATGCTAACAACACTTACACACCTACTGGTGCTGCATATGTTCCAACAACAGGTGTATTAACAATAACACTTGCTGGTCATGGATTCATTAATGGTGAGCATGTTCAGATTGCTGATGATGGATTAACATTCACATGTGCACATGATGGTAATGCTTCAAACCATACTTATCCTCGTGCTACTGACCCAATTAGCGGTAAGTGGATGACTATTTCAAATGTACAAACTAATACATTTGATATACAAGTTTTAGATACTATTCCTTCAACTAACTTAACAACACATGCATTTGTTTCTGCTGTATCTGGATGTCTTAAGAGAGCAGTCATAAGCACAGGTGGTGACTATGCTCATACATTTGTAACTGCTGCTTCAAATGCCGTTTCTTATACACCACAGGCTACACATACTTTCTCTAGTGCTGATTATGGTGCAGTTAAGAAAGTTAAGGATGTACATACATGGGTCAATACTGCAACAACTAATTGGATTACAGTATTAGATTACAATACTGGTGATTGTACTGATGTACAAACAACTATTGAGAACCTTATTAATATTCTTCAAGATACTTTAACTGCTGCTAAAGCAGAGACACCTACAGATCATCTTGGTAGTTTGACTAAGGTATCTGCTCCTTATGAATTCCTTGGTGGTAGAGTAGATACTTTCTATGAAGTTCCTTTCCCAGTTTCATATCATGATGCTACAAATGATATTATAATCACAAATCAAATCGATGCTGATGCACAGTATAGATTCCGTGATGCTGCAGAATTAATCAGAGCAAACTCTGGTCCTATTGTAGATAAAGCATCTGCTGATATGCTTACTAGATATCCAGATCTTGCTATTGACATGCCTAGAAACTTTGATGGTAGTGGAAATGGTACTTTACAATGTAAGACAGACTTAGCATTACTCTTAAATGAGTTTGTTAAAGATATTGAAGATGGTGGCAACTTCCACACAGTTAATGTTGGTAAGTTCTATCTTGGTACAAATGATATTCTATTGCATATTCGTCTACAAGTATTCCAGTCTGTATATGCTCATGAGCGTCTAGGTTTCTATATGAAACAGGCAATTACTGGTGATCTAGACTATACAAATACTGATGATATTATTGTTGGTGATTGGGGTATTACTGATAATAGTGGTAGTGGTAATTGTGCTAATGTTCAAACTGCTATTGACACATTAATCACTACTGTTAATGATATTATTGCTCCTACAAATGCTGATTACGCAATCGCAGCAGACAGACTATACTTTAATAGACAGTATGTTGCTGATGAATGTGTAGGATCAACAACAGCAGAATTTACATATAGTTTGAATAATATAAACTTCCAAGCATTTAATTATCCTGGAGGAATTCCTGGTCAAAATAAGTGTAAGAGAGACTTGAAATTTATTATGTTGGGTGTTATATCTGACTTACAAACTGGTGGTACTAATAGTACTATCTCAGCAATAGAAAAATATATCACATCACTTGGTCAACTTGATTATATCGAAACTGAATTGTTGGCAACAACATATGCTATAGAATCAATTAAGACTTTTGCTGCCAAAGCAATTAAGAATCTTTTATATGATAAGAATTCAACTGGATTGACAGGTGAACAGTATGCTGCAGTTTATAGTGATGAAACTGCATTTAGAGATGCTCTTTCTCCTACAAATATTAGTGCTGTAGTAGAAAGGATGAATACTCTTGTAACTACTGCAGTTAATATGCTTTCTCCTGCAAAATTAGTAGGAAGAAAATCTGGAAAGAATATGCTTTATAATACTGGATATTATAAAGAAGAAATTCAGAATATTATTAATACACAATTTGGTGCTGGTACTTGGACTACAGATTATGCAAATTGGTTAGAAGATCTTATTAATGATATTATTCATGATACTGTATCAACAGATATCTCAGATTCTGCTCATGCATATGATATAGTAATCAAAGATGTTGTTGGAGTATTTACAGTTGGTGAACAAATTTCATCTAGTAGTGGTGGAACATCTAAGGTTCTTGAGTATAATTCAGATACTAAGTTCTTAGTTGTTAGTGCATTTACTGGTGGTACTTGGAAATCTCAAGATTTCTTAACTGGTATGACTTCTAATGCTCAAGCAGAAGTTTCTACTGGAGGAATTGGATTACCTTACACTTGGTATAATACCCCTTCAAATGTTAAAATTCTTGATAATGCTAGATTAACTACATCTAATGTTTCTGGAACTCTTTCGGGAGCAAACCTCTTTACTAATCCTGAAGTATTTGCAACCAATTGGACAGGAACCTTCTCCACATTTACAGATGATGCTTTAGGAGCACCTGATAATACTACAACTGCAGATAAGATTGTCCCAAGTACAGATAATGATACTCATACTATTCATAGAAATTATAATCTAAACTCATTTGAGACATTTGATACTGATACCACTAAGTTTGATAGTGGCACAGAAACATTTGACACAGGTTCAATAGATATTGATGCTACAACTCAGCAATTCACATTCTCTACTTTCCTTAAGGCAGGTGAAGCAACTTCTGCTCGTGTTCAAATTGCATTAGATGAAGGTACTGCTGGTGTTCAGAGAATACTATTTGATGCTAATCTAACTACTGGAACTGTTGGTACTTTATTCACACCTCAATTAGGTATTCAAGGTGATGCTTATGGATTGATTCCTTACGGAAATGGTTGGTATAGAGCATACATCACTTGTACATTCTCCTTCGGTTTTAGTGAATTAAGAGCACAAGTATTTGTTAATAATGCTAATGGACAACAAGCATATGCTGGTAATGGTACTGATGGATTATATGTTTGGGGTGCTAAACTTATTAAGAATGTATTAGATCCATATACTGCTGTATCTGGACAAGTATTCTATGCTGATTCTGAATTTAATGTCAAGAATTATGCTATGGATTTAGTAGAAACTTATCTAGGACAGTCCTTAGATGATACTCTAACATCTCCTTCTCCTAGTGCTGGATACTATAAGTTCTTTGATCCTACTGCTGCTGCAGATTATGAGAAACCATCCATTACTAGACTCATTAGACATTATTTAAATATAATTCGTGAGCAACTTAAGGTTGATACTTATTACACAAATATTATTACTGTAAGTGGAATTACAATACCAACTCCGACATATGGCACACGTGCTGAAATCTTTGGAGTTGGTGGTGGACTTAGGAATGCTGATTTTGTTTATGGTCTTCAGAGTAATCATTATGCTGAAGTTGAAGCAGTTGCAGAAAACTCTGCTAAGGTTGTTCAGATTTATAAGAGATTCCGTATAGATGGTACTATTACTGATGGTCCATTTACGATGAATGAGACAGTTCAGAAACAAGGTACTCCTGGTACAACAGGTGTTGTTTATGGATTCTATGAAGATGCAAACTATAAGTACGTAGATGTTAGAGTAACTGCTGGAACATGGGCAATTACTGACACTATTCAAGGTTCAGCAAATACAACACTTGCTCAGATTAGTGCGATTGATGATCGTATGCATGTTATAGATCTTAAGGGAACATTTACAGATGATGTTCCATTCAAGGGATATACAAGTGGTGCTACTGCACAACCAACTGGTTTCTTAAAAGCAGAAGCATCAATAACTGACAATACAGGTGGAACATTAACAGTTGATACTGAAGGTCTAGTAGGAACATTTGAGACAACAACTGTTGTATATCCTTCATCATCTAGACAATATATTGAAGTTTCTAAGTATGCAGGTCTTGATATTGCTGTTGGTGATAGAATCGCATCTTCTGGTTATATACGTTTAGGTATCTCTGTTATTAGTAGTCTGAATGTCTTTACTCAAGGTAATAGAGTTTACAAGGTTGTATCTGGTGCTCAAGATCTTAATACTTGGGGTGTTATTACTGAGGTAGATATCGACAATAACTTTGTTTATATCGTTGAAAATCAAGGTACATTCTCTAATGGAGATGTAATTGGTGATTATGGAAATAGTAATTTCCCAGTTGGTTATGCTTCAATTAGTACTAAAGTTACAACTGCTGGTGCAGCAGCTGCGATAATACAAGATGTTAAGACGGTATCTACTAATCAGAGATTATATCTAAGTGGTATCAAAGGAACCTTTGATAATAAAGATGGTATTATTGGTCCAGATGGATATAAATCTGTAGTTGTTGGTAAGGTAGATCTTAAGGCACGTGTTAAACGTTCCTTTAAAGGATTTGATGGTACACAGACAACCTTTAAATTAACCAGAGAAAATGGTACGCAGTATCTTCCAGATCCTGCTGGTCATATGCTTATATTCATTAATGGTATCCTACAACCTCCAGGTGGTACTAACGCATATACAGCGTTCTCTGATCAAATTCAGTTTACTGAAGCACCAGATTTAGGTGCATCCTTTACAGGATTCTACGTAGGTAAGTTAAGACAGTTGGATGATATTTCATTCGACTTTGACTCCTTACGTCAGTCATTCAACTTAAAACGTAATAATGTATTCTACTCCTTGACTCTAACTGAAGGTGTTCAATCATCTACCATACGTCCAGAAAACAATATCATCGTTTCACTTAATGGTGTTATTCAGGAACCAGGCGTAGGTTTCGAGATCGTTGGTTCAAGGATAATCTTCTCTGAGATTCCACGTGTAGGTTCAACATTTGTTGCCTTCTCCTATGTTGGTTCTGAAGCAGACGTTGATGCTGCTGAAGTTGTCCCACCAATTGAACCAGGTGACTTTATTGACATTCAAGGTGAGACTTCAGATAGAGAAGTTGCTGTTATTGAGTCTTCTAACTCACTAATCACATTCGATTATCTTGGATCAGTCTTTGGGCAAAAAGCACAAGGACAAGCAGCAATTACTTCAGGAACTATTGAGAAAGTTCAGATAACATCTGGAGGATCTGGTTATACAACTAGACCAAATGTTAGGGTTGACTCTATCTCTGGTTTTGAAGGTAATATACGTGCTCTAGTTGGTGTTGCTGGAGTAACCGTTAGTAATGTCGGTTCTGGATATCAAAATGCAACTGTTGCAGTTGAAACTTCTGTTCCTGATGATTGGACTGCTCCTGACTTAAGTCTATATGGCGAAGAAGAAGTTGCACCTAACTAACACCATAAATAACTAAAAATCGTAGCGAGTAATGGCTAAACAAGCTCTAAATCTAGGTTCGGCAGCTAATGATAACACAGGGGATACTCTGCGAGCTGGTGGTGACAAAATAAATGATAACTTTAATGAATTATATACTGCCATAGGTAACGGATCTACACTAACTGTTGGTACTAGTAATCCTGCAACTGGTCAAGTATTACGCTATAATGGTTCGAGTTTTTTACCTGCTGATTATGGTAATTTAACATCATCATTAGATGTTAATGGTAATTCGATTGTATCTGCTAGTAATGGTAACATTCCTATTGCTTCTAATGGGACAGGAAATGTAACTATTTCTGCTGGTGGTATTACTAGTACTTTTACTGGTGCTGATGGTACTATTGATATGCCAACAAAGGTAAAGTATAAGAACGAGTTTGCTTCACTTGCTGCTGCTCCTGCTGCTGCAAGTTATACGGGATATTATTTTACAGTAGATGGTGATGATAATCCATATGTTAATATTAATATAACTGCTGGTTGTGTAGGTGATGTAAGAGCAAAAGTAGTAACACAATACTCTAGTATTGATCTTTTAACAGACGTTGATACAACTACTGCTGCACCAACTTCTAACCAAGTTTTAAAATGGAATGGTACCAAATGGGCTCCTGGAGATGATGCTTCTGGTATTGCATCTCTGAATATTTGGGCAACTGTTGCTGGTGATACTGGATCGACTGCTGCCAATAGTCAATCAGATACATTAACAATTGCAGGTGGAAGTAACATTACTACTGCTGTTTCTGGTGATACCTTAACAGTAGATTTTAGTGGAACATTAACAACTACACTTGCTGCTTTGACTGATACCGATGTTACTGGTATCACTCAAGGTGATTCATTATTTTATAATGGTACTGCTTGGGTTCCCGTACGTAGTCCAATTACTTGGTGGGAAATAAATTCTAACGGATCTTCTGATTATACATTTGATGGTCCAGGATTTTCTTCAGCAACAAATGATGCAACTCTATATGTAAGTAGAGGATTTACTTATGCTTTTGATAATAGTATTCAGGGTGGTGCTCATCCATTTAGAATACAATCTACTCAAGGATTGAGTGGTACACCTTATACAACAGGTCAAAGTGGTAGTGGAACTACAGTTCTTTATTGGACTGTTCCTATGGATGCTCCGTCCACTCTTTATTATCAATGTACACTCCATGCAGCGATGCAAGGAACAATTAACGTAGTCTCATAATAAATGGCAAGAACAGTTCCTGGTTCTGGTGCCGTAATTGACCCAATTTTCGATGAGACATTTGGTGTTCGTGCGGTAGAAGTAACAAACGGTGGTAGCGGATACACATCGGTAGATCCCCCACGTTTAACTATATCTGGTTGTGGAACTCCAGATACAGAAGCATTACTTTACCCAATCATCGATGATGATTCTGGTAAGATTATCCATGTTCGTGTTTTGAATAGAGGTTCAGGATACGACCCTTTACGTTTGCAAATTATTCCAGAACAGGAAACTCCTAACGTAATTGATTCATTTAATATTAATAGAATTTGGCAAACTCATCCCAATAGTCCTACTTCAGCATCATTTGAAGGTACAACTGATAGACTTACTATAGTATCAGATAACGATCCTAAACCAACTATTATTGATACTGAAAGAGTTCCTGGTGGCGGACCTTTAAACGATAGAACTTTTAATCAAACATTTATTTACCGAGGTGGTAAAGACGTTCCTAATCCTGGTATTAGAGAAGATCAACCAGATAAAGTTACAGGAATAATGGCAAACGGAGGTTTGCTACACACTCCAGAATGGGGACCAGATGGTAATCCTCATCCAGGATTTAATATTGATACTGTTAAGTACAATTATATTAAGAATAATAATACAGCAGATGCTGTTGTAGAAAATGGATCTTACTATTATCAGTCAAGTAGACTTCTTACTGAATGGGATGATATTAATGGTGTATATGATTGGGGTAACATACAGCAATTTACTTGGAATGTTAAAGTAGAATTCGATAATATAATGTTAACAGTTACTAATGTTGATGAGACATTAGGTCTTGTTGAAGTTGGTAGAGTTGTAGATGTTATAGGTGGTAATGGTAAAGGTACTATTACAAAAATTGCTCGTGATAATAGTAATGTTATTACTAGAATATACTTAAGACTAGTATCTGGTGCTTGGAATGATCAGTCTATGGTCTTAGGATCTACTGGATTTACTTTTAAAGTTAATGCTGTTCCTACTCAATTCCTTAATGGTGTTTTCTATATTGATTTTGGCACAGATGCAGATGAGTTTGGTTCTTTTGTTCCTGGAACCTATTATTTTGCACCAGAAAATATTAAAGTTCAAAGAAATTATCTAATTCAATGGAACCAAGCAGATGCTAGTAACGGTATAACTGGTACTCATCCTCAAGGTCATCCTATGCAGTTTAGTACGACACAGGATGGTGTATTAAATGGAGGTAGTCTTTATTATGATAGTACAGGTGTAACAAATGCACCATCTACAGATTACGAAAATGAATTCCAACCGTTATTCATAATGAATGCGGATGAAAGTAATCGTATTTACTATTATTGTAAGCATCACAGATATATGTCTGGGTTTGCTGGTGATGAAGGATATATGATATTAGATCCTACAATTGAGGATCATACACCAACTAATAATTATTTTGTTAGTGATTATTATCAGAGTGATTCAAATGATCCTAATACTATAGATTATGGTAGACATGCAGATGGTCATTCTAAAATTTTAGGTCTTTCATTTGATGGATATCCAATTTATGGACCTTATGGATATAATGCTGCTGGAAGTGCTGTTTTAGAAACTTCTGGATTTAGATATAAAACAAATGTAGAATTAGCAGGTGCTAGACCTGAAGTAGTAACTCCAGCAACTGTAACATATGTTGTAACAGTTTCTAATGGGAAATTCTTATTTGATGGATCTACTCCAGCATTTTTAAATCTTGAAAGAGGAAAAACATATGTATTCCAACAGAATGATGCAAGTAATGATAGTCAGAACCTTTTAATTTCTGCACAAGAAGATGGTTGGCATGGAACAAGTCCTGTTATTATTGGTGATACATCAAAACTTTATAGTGGAAATGGAATTAAGTACTATATTGATAGTGCTGAAGTAACTTATACAGCATACTTAAGTGCTTATAATGCTGCAAGTGCAAGAGAAATTAGATTTACTGTACCAGTAGATGCACCAGCAGCACTCTATACATTTGCATATACAACTGCAAATTATGGTGTTAGAACTGTTCAGGATGGATATGTACTCGGAGATTTAGTACAGGATAATATTTGGGATAATTCTGATCTTTGGTTAAGTACTGAATCTTATGCAATACATGAAACAGTTAAGAATGCGAGTAATATAATTTACGAAGCAACTGCTGCCATTAATAGTGGTGGTAGTCAACCTGTACATACAAGTGGCACTACAAGTAATTGGAAATATATCGGACCTAAAGGTAGTTTAGATTCTTATAATGGTAGGTTTGCTGTAACTCCTGAATACCCTAACGGGACTTATGCATACTTTATGACTCAGGATAATACAGGTGCTCCTGTATATCCTTATGTTATTGGTCCAAGATTTTATGGCATTCCTTTATTTGAAGGAAGTGTAGTACCTGAGTTACCAACAGTATTCCCATCTGGTGCAGAAGGAGACGTTGTTTTAAGTAGTACTGGTACTATATCATATATTAAAATGACCAAGATGGGTGATAACTATTTTGGTCCTGCACAAGCAAGAATTCTTGGTGGACAAGGTACTGGTGCAACAGCATCACCTGCAGTTCAGACTGTTACTGGTTTATCATTATTAAATCAAGGTAGAAGTTATGCATCTCCACCAACTCTTATATTTGAAGGTGGTGGTGGACAAGGTGCTCAAGGTGCTGCAACAATTGATACTTTAGGTAAGGTTACTTCAATATCTGTTGTTGATGCTGGTGAGTTCTATGAAGAACCTCCTTATGTATTAATTACTGGTGGAGGAGGATTAGGTGCTAGAGCAGAGGCAACAATATCTCAAGGTGCTGTTACGGGTATTAATGTAACTGATCCAGGTAAAGGATATACAGGTTCTCCTAATATTGTATTCACTAAACTTGTTAATCTTAAACGTAAGACTAGAGCAAGACAGGCATATAATTCTATAACTGGATATCTTACAGGTTTGGTAAAGGATGTTACTGCATCAGATACAAACATCTATGTAGATTCTACAGATGCTTATCCAGGATCTGGTACTATTATTGTTAATACTGAGACTATTACATATACCTCTAAATCTGCTGGTAAGTTTTCTGGTTTAACTAGAGGTGTTAACTTTAATTATGATCAGAGAGTTATATTAGATGTTGGGCAAAATGATTCTGAGGGTAACTCAACTTATAAGTTTAATGTTGGTGATAGGGTTATTAGAAAGGTAGAAAATTCTAGTAATAAAATTGCTAAAGTATATGATTGGGATCCTGCCACTAGAGCACTTCTAGTAACATTTGAAGTTGATGAGTTAGCATTTATTGATGGTGGTATACCATCTACTGAAGATGCTATTGTACAATTTGATGCTGGTACTGCTGCTTCTGCTCCTTCAGGATTTGATCCTCACGTTATTATAGATGCTGTTGGTACTAATATTGTTACTTTAACGTCACCTCTTGGTGTAGTAGCAGATAAAGCATTTCAAGATATTTTACCAACAGCAGTAGGAGATGGTATTGCTGACTTGGTAAATACTGGTACTGATTTCCTTAATCAAATAAGTCTTGATGGAGGTATCTTTAATTCCTTGTATGGTATTGAGGAAACATTAGGTGGTCAGAATACTACTTTATTCCAAGTTGGTGATAATATTAAGGATGCAGATATACCATTTAAATATGCTACTATCGTTGAAGCAGGTGGACTAAGTGCGGGTGTTGCACATACTGCTCTAGTCAATCTTTACTTGGATGCCAATTTCTCTAATGGTCAGAACTTTAGTGTTGATGAAGTAGTAACTGGATCTATTTCTGGTGTTAGAGGGACAGTTGTTTCTTGGAATCCTGTAACACAGTTACTTCAAGTAAAGGATATAGTTCCATTTAATACAGGTGATATAAATGTTGGTATTGCAGGATATCTTTATGAGTTCTCCCATAACAACAGTATAGTTGATTTTAATATTCAGACTTCAGGTACTAACTATACAGCAGCACCAACTGTTGCTATAGAAAATACTGGAGATATACAGGCAACTGGTACGGCAGTATTAACGACTGCTGGAGACCAAGTTGCTTCTATTACCATAACTAATGGAGGATATGGTATACCACAAACTATTGATGGTTCATATAACACACATCCAACTGTAACGTTTACGAATGCAGGTGGAGATTCTACTGGATCTGGTGCGGTAGCACAAGCAATTTTGGGTGGTGAAAACGCAGTTGGTAATGGTGGAGCAACATATAGAATTAAACGAATTGAGTATTCAACAACAGTTCGCTCCAAATAGGCATAAATAAACAAGAGGACAATAGTCACTAGGAAATGGCAGCTCTATTAACTGATCAATTTAGAATTTTTTCAGCACAAAAATTCATTAAGGCACTTGAAGGTCCAGATGCGACTCAATCCGATACGGCAGCTGGTGCCAATCGTGATAGGGTATATCTGTTCATTGGAAGACCGCAATCTTGGGATAATGAAAACTCGCCTCCACAGGCAGTTGATTCATTCTCCGAATTTTCTGGTTCTTACGATGACATGATATCGTTGAAGAGAGTCCTCGCTTCTGATACGGTTCAAGTGGTACGTAGAATTGACTGGGTTTCCCCAGAACAAACTACTGGTGGATTAGGTTTCACCTATGACATGTATAGACATGACTATTCTCCAAGTAAAACTGCTGCTTCTGGTGCTACTAAACTATATGACTCTGACTTTTACGTTGTAAACTCTCAGTATCAAGTTTATAAGT